GTCTTTGTATGGCTTGCTATACCCAAGATAAAGTATACGTTTCTGAACTAATTATAAATAAGGCGATTCAATCATGAGAACAGAGGCAGTATTAGTGTCGAGGGTTATCTATTTAGGCGATCTGATTTAACACTAGTAAAAAAAGCTGAAACAGGTCAAACACAATATAACAATCATCTGGTTAAATGTGATTTATCCACACCATTGCCTTTATATCACATTGTAACGGTTAATAAATTTCTTGAATATATGACTAAACAGGAGAAATAAGATGAACAAAACAACCGCAAAGAAAATAGCTGAAACAATAACCTTTGAACAATTATCAACAATGTTCGATAACGCAAAGTCTGAAATCGTTAACTGGAGAGAAGTTAGCACAGTGAATAGATATATGACCAAAGGTGCAGCATGGAATATTTTAATTAAAGGAGTAAGACCAGACATAATGCATCAACCGATAGCTTTAAAGAACATGATATGGGAATTTGGTGATTATCTTGACGTTGATTTACAGGTAAAATCTAAGCAAAAAATCAAATCGGATGTTGAAGTTTTCCATCAAGAACCTGATTTTTTATGATATCCTTTTTTGTGTCTGGTTAATAATGCAAACGGCAATCTTTAATTAGGTTGATTCTCACAGACTCTACCCTAGTGGGGTTTTGCAGAATAGATTAGGGCAGACACAAATTCTTTCAAGTAGTTAAAGCGTTGTGTTTAATGTGGTAGCAACTGAATCAGAGAGATATTAGACGGTAAAGCCGACGGGTGTGACGTTGAGTTGATTTCTGATGAGGTGGAGAGTGTTTAGGGTGCTCTTGGGTTCAAGTCCTGTTAAAGCTTAGTGAAAAACCTAACAAGTAGTTGAGCTTCATCAATGGTGAAAACCTCAAGTTGCTAGCACATTAAATACAACGCTTTTAAATGGTTAAAGCCTTTATATATGAGTGAGTTAGTAGAAAATAGTTGTTGGACATAATCCTTTAATCCGTTGAAAGTACGGCTTCTAACCTTGGGAAAGGTCATCCAGCTAGCTCATTCTTATATACAGGTTTTTGGTTAATTCCAAATCCATGCTATAGTTAATTTGTTGATTGGTGTGGTTTCCAAAAGACAGTTTAGAAGGTTTTGTTAGTAGCTGGGGTAATGTCACTTACCTAAACCACCAGTTACTACCAAAGCCTTTTTTAATGCCTCAAGTTCCCCCTCCCAGCCTTATAACTCGAAATCCTGACTCAGGGGTTATATGTCTAATCCGGTACTGGGTATTTGTTAAAAAACCGGAGTGTGTGGCAGCGTTTAACCAAGATTCATGTTGGACTAGTACTCCTCGGTTGTTACTTCGGTTATTCGTGACAAGCTCATTTAATGCAGAGATGTAAAAAGTTGTCAATCGTGGAGAAAGACCACGGCCTAAAGCTCTAAAGTCCCTACAGTTTCCCGGACTAGTTTTAGTGTAGCCTTACAATAGATTTTGGGTGTTTTTTACCCTGTCTTTGTATGGCTTGCTATACCCAAGATAAAGTATACGTTTCTGAACTAATTATAAATAAGGCGATTCAATCATGAGAACAGAGGCAGTATTAGTAACAAACGAGTACATAAACGAATTCAAAACTAAGAGAGGTGCTTGGACCAGAGCCCAGATAATAGCACTTGGTTTAACCTGGCCTCCACAGCACGGATGGAAAAACTCAATCATAGGTGAAGTAATCACAGGGCAGCAAGCGGAAGCATTCGAGAGTAACAATACTCCAATTAGTAAAGGAAAGAAAAAGAAAGCAAAGCAAAATGTTATATCAGAGATTGACTTGTGTTTATGCTACTTGGAAAAACATGCCTTAAGAATGACTAATAAGCAAATGAAACGACACCGTGACATAGAAGTGAAGTGGTTACGTAAATAGCTAATAGCTAATAAGCGCTATTCAAGACAAAGAGGAATAAAATAATGAACGATACACATAAGTTATTACTAGCATTTATCGAGGCGTCGGGGTTTGATGTGGAAGAGTTAAGGCAAGTAGAATTTTACGGCAGTGAATATGAAACATTAGCAGAATCGCCTAATATTCTTCCTGGCATTGAAGTTTCACAAAATGAAAAAGGTAAGTATCAGTGCTATCTAACCGTATTTGATTACAAATTAACAAAGAAAGAAGATATAGCCATTTTTTATCTAAAACAATGCATGGATCATATAGACAATATAGATAAGTGCATTGAGTCAGCTGGTGTGTTCGACAAGGTTTGGGATAATATGCCGTCACATATTGTAGAGGTAGGCAATATAACTAGATTCTTAAAGGAATTTGACGCGATAGAAACGTTAGAGATTAAGGAATAAAATAATGACATTACCAGAAATTAAAAGAGATGTGATCGTACCATTAACAGAAGCATCTAATCTTTGTCCGCATATACAGCCAGGAGATAAAGCTCATTCCAGTGAAGGCAAGTATTATTGTCAGGACTGTCTTGTTCCCTATCGCTCGGGGCTGATTAAAGAACAACAAAAACATGATCTAGAAAACGGTGGTCGATTTCAGATAATTTGTGTAAATAAACTTGGTTTCTATACATTCGGTCTAGCTAGAGATAATCGCCCAGACTTCGTAATTTTGTCTGTAGTTGCTGATCCAGGATTAGGACATATTATTAATGGAGTAGCCGACTACCTCGAAGATATAGAAATAATCGAGAATATAGTAATAAGCGGAGATAAGTTTCACTTCCATGATGACTTTAGAATTAAAGTACGTCGTGTAGTTGGCGAAGATTTATATCAGCACTTTGCATTTAACCGAGATATGTGCCCCAACAAGGAGTGGTTACAGATTCAACTGCCTGATAAAGAAATGCGTTTGCCAGGCGAGGATGGGTTCCAATCGGATATAGTTAATCCTAAAGATATATTTGAAGACGTATTAGATACCTTTTACAAAGATTAATACTTACTAATAAACATTAACTAAGGAACACATAATGGACGATGAATGGGAAGACTGCGAGCAACCAATATATTTTTGTGACTGTACTTGCGATCATGATCCTGAAGAACATGGTTGGGGCCACTGTGATGTTGAAGGCTGTGATTGTGAAGGCGGCTGGGAAGAATAGACAAGAGGAATGATATGATTAAATTCACTGTAGAGCTAGAAGATAAAACGCTAACTGTAATGGCTGATATGGTAGATATGTATCGTTAATGAATTAATGGCTAGCAATAAATTCACTATTCAATTAAACAAGGAGTAAACAAATAATCCTTGACTATATGATTAATTGACTATACTTACCTAGTAACACCAAGTAATACTACATTATTAATAGAGGTTAATCATATGACCAAAGTTAAAAAATCGATAAGTTTAGACGCTGATGTATATAACTGGGCTGTAGAGGTAGCATCAACATTAGATGACCGTTCACCAAGCTATGTTATCAACAGAGCCTGTAAAAATATTATGGCCCAAACTGAGGTAGTGGAACCAGAAAAGGTGAAAATTAATAGAAAATCGGGTTTGTCAGTTGCGGCTGTTGTTAAGTTATGGAATACAATGCTCGCTGATACGTATGCCACACAAATGGAATTGATTACTGACACCCGTCGTAAAAGCATACAGACCAGAATAAAAAATAATTTTTCGGACCTAAAAGCGTGGTCAGATTATTTCGAACTCATCAAGCAAAACGATTTCCTAATGGGCAAGACCCAATCTAAAGACAGAAAACCTTTCAAAATATCATTAGAGTGGGTTTGTAAACCGGCCAACTTAGCAAAGATACTGGAGGGTTATTATCATGGTAGATAATAGAGCTTCGAATTTAGTTAGAAACTTAAAAGCCAGTGCCCAGGACAAAGCAATATCAAAGCAGCGAGCAAAGAGGTGTAGTTGTAAGTGTCCTCTGGTTGCAACCATTAATTTTGGCGGTCAAAGCACCTGCACTTACCATGCTCAACAGGATTATCATTACTGGCCCGAGATAACCATGGCTATCAACAACAACATGGATTTTATTAAACATCACGCCAAGATGACCAGATGGACTATCAAAGATTGGTCAGATCAATACCCAGTATTATCTCAATTCCCCTTATGCCCAATGACCGAACTTGATCGCGGACGGCCAACTATATACCTCAACAAATTCTACACAGCGCTCAGAAATAAAATATTAAACGAAGCTAGTGAAGGTGAGTTGTGAAAAAATTAAAATTTCACACAATACCTTCTGATGCTGAAGGTTGGGAGGATATAGAAAAACCAATTGGGAGACTAAAGGTTAGCTTGAAAGCTAAACGGCTAAAACTTGCTCAAGATGCCTACGAAAAGCAACAGTTGCAACGTGAATTAGATAAAGAACATGAATTAGACAAAAAACTCAATATAGGAGAAGGAGACGATGATGAAACCAATTGAAGAAGGCTGTCTGGCGCTGGTTATTAAAAGCACGGCTGGAAACGAAGGAAAATCAGTAACCGTGGGTAAATTTCTTGGCTATGTCCCATGGTACCTTGATAGCGATAGATGGGAAGTAGACCGGCCAATGAACTGTGTTTATCGTGGAAAAATTAAAGATATTAAATGCTATCATTTATCAGAAAACCAGTTAATGCGTATTGATGGCGAAGAATTTGAAAAAGAACATGATTTAGAACACGCGCTTAACAATGCTATCGCTGAAATTAAAAGGATTAAGAGATGAAAGTTAGTTTCAAAAAACAGCCTGGAGGCATTCTAATTCCATCGTCAGATATTGAAGCTGACAGGATGAACCGATTCAAAACCGGAGAGGATTATGAGGTTGAAATTAAACTAACTAGAAATTCGGCATTCCACGGCAAAGTATTTGCTTTCTTCAATTTTTGCTTTGCTCATTGGCGTGGCGGTAACGAGTTTCAGGATGAAGCGAAACAATTTGAGCTTTTCCGAGGTGACTTAACCGTGTTGGCTGGTTTTTATGATGTTGGCACAGGGATAAAAGGCAACACCATAATTACTCCTAAATCTATTAGTTACGGCAAAATGTCTCAAGAAGAATTTGAACAGCTATATAGCGCGCTGATTAATGCCGCTATTGAAAACATTGATTTCGGTGGTGCGAACGAGAATACATTAAACCAACTATATAGCTTTTTTTAAGGAAATTTAATATGAAGAAAGCGATATTTTTATTTGATATTCGCGCATATTGCGCTATTCTATAGTTGTTGTGGTGAAGAACGCGGTTACTTCTTTGTACGAAAATACACCGTGTTTGCATGTTCCCAACTATAATGGTCAGGTGGCGAAGAATTAGGTTACTTCAATGCTAATGACGAGGTCGGCGGTTCGAGTCCGTCCAGAGGTGAAAGCTTCTGTAGCTCAGCTGGTTAGAGCGCGAAAATCTCCTTATTCGTTTATTCCCCAGATCACCTTAGTTGGATTTTATGTAAGTCAATCAACTAGGAAATAATTATGAGAATTAACATTCAAACCCATCTAAAAACTCACGAAAGCGCACCAGCCAAAAACATCTCAATTGAAAATCAGTTACGTAGAACCTTAATGTCGTGTCTGTTATGGGAAAAGTCATTTTATGAATCAGGTGAAGATGTTACAGCTAGAATTATGCGTCTTGCCGATCAATGCAATGTTGAAACACTTTGTTCGTTAGCTGTCGAAGCTAGAACAGTTTTTAAGTTGCGTCACGCACCATTGTTAATACTGTTAGTTCTAATAAAGAAAGGCGGCAACAAGGTAGCTCAAGCCATTGAAGACACTATCAATCGACCTGATGAAATAACTGAACTGGTTGCATTATACTGGATGGAAGGTAAGCGGCCTTTGTCCAAACAAATGAAGATCGGATTAGGGAAGGCCTTTTTAAAATTCAACGAATACCAATTAGCTAAATGGAATCGACCTGGGGATATTAAATTACGTGATGTTATGTTTTTAACTCATGCTAAACCAACTAAAGATAAAGAAGATTTATTCAAGCGATTATCTAATAATGAACTAGCAACTCCTAATACTTGGGAGTCAAGAATGGCCGCTGGTGAAGATAAAAAATCCGTCTTTGAAAACCTATTAAAAACAAACAAGTTAGGTTATATGGCATTGCTCCGAAATCTTCGCGGCATGAATGAAGCTGGTGTTGATCATAATCTAATTAAAGAAGCAATATTAAAACCTTCAGCATCTGTCTTGCCTTTTCGTTTTATTTCTGCTGCGAAATATGCGCCTTTATTTGAACGTGAACTCGATTCAGCGATGTTAAAAATGCTGGATGATATGGATCAATTAGCAGGAAAAACAGTTTTATTGGTTGATGTATCTGGCTCTATGGACTGGAAATTATCTAGCAAATCAGATTTAAATCGCATTGATGTGGCTAACGGTTTAGCTATTTTACTGAGTGGTATTTGTGAAGACCTTCGGGTATTTACATTCTCTAATAATATTGCGGAGGTAGCACCCCGTAAAGGCATGGCATTAGCAGACGCCATACATAATTCTCAACCTCATGGAAGGACTTATTTAGGGGGTGCCGTAAGATGCATTGATGGCAATATGAAATATGATAGATTAATTGTGATCACTGATGAGCAATCACATGATGTGGTGCCAGACCCTAGAGGCGTTGGTTATATGATTAATGTAGCCTCTAACCGTAACGGTGTCGGCTATCACGCATGGACACATATAGATGGTTTTTCGGAGGCGTGCGTTGATTTTATCCAAGAACACGAAAGAACAGATCATCTCTAAACTAATAAATAAATATGGAGAAAACTATAAAACCCCTTTAGCGAAAGCTTTAGGGGTTAATATCTCTACAATTAGAAGAATGTTTAATAGTGACAAACCTCTAAATTCTGTAAATAAAAAAGCAATACTGTGCATACTGAACCATGAAAATTTAAACGATGGCTAATAAAAACAGACGATGTACACAATGCAAGAAATACTCAGAACGAATAAAAGGTATTTTGTGCCCGACTGGATGGTTCTGTTCAATTCAACATGCTAGGGATTACGCGAGAGCAACGCAAAACAAGCAACGACAGCAACAAATCAATAAACTCAAGCAATCACAAGTCAAAGCTAACAAAGCCGCTAAAAAGGCCCATAGAGAAGCAAAGGAGCGATTAAAAACCACTGGTGATTACATCAAAGAAGCTCAGGCAGCGGTTAATAAATACATTCGTATGCGTGACTATGGTAAAAGCTGCATTAGCTGTAGCAATATTTCACAACAAAAGCGCGGCGGCACAATGGAAGCGGGGCATTTTAGAAGTCGCGGATCTGCGGGCCACTTGAGGTTTAATCTAATAAATATCTGGTTACAATGCTCACGCTGCAACCGGTACTTGTCCGGAAATATTGTAGATTACCGGATCGAATTGGTTAAAAGGATCGGGATAGATAGGGTTGAGCTATTGGAGTGCGATAATAAACCAAAGAAATTTACTATCGATTACCTAAAGCGCGTCAAGAAAATATTTAACAAGCGAGCTAGATTCTACGCAAAACTAAGGGGGATAAAATGATTAGCAAGTTAAAAAAGATGTTCTCATTTGATAGTGAGGTTGACACTTCAAGACGTAAGTTTATACGAAACGCTGGGGCGCTAGCCGCATTAACCATGCAAAAGAGATTAGTAAGCTAGATGGTTATTTTCAACCTTGTAAGAAATGTATGGCCGCAGCTGATGAAATTAAGGGGAAATAAAATGAAATGCAATAAATGTGATGAAGAAATGAAAGTTGATAACACTAGAATGTTAGCCACTGATCCTCCGCAAAAAAGTTATTACTGCCCTGAGTGTGATCCTCATCCTCATACGCATAATAGCCAACCTGCGATTGATAACAGCGACGACCGAACAATGGATGCGCTAAATCCATACCAAGAAATCAATGGGGCTTATGGTATGCCTACTGGGGAATACGAATATAGGCCAACTATTGTATATAGAAATTACTATTTAACTATTGACGGCATTACTAGAATATTGAATCCGAAAGAAGATGTGACACCTATTGAATTATGGAAAATTATTGAATGGATTGATTTCTTTAATATTAACCAACACTGCGATGTTGAACTTCTTTATGGCATGGTATTAAAAAATGGAATATCTAGACACTTTGACACTAAATAAATAATTAAGCCTCTCTCGGGGCTTTATTTTACATGTGGGCAATGATGAATGAATTGACTTGCTCTAGTCGAACGCTATAACGGTTTCCGGCTTCGACGGTTACAATCCCATCCGTTATTTCTTCGTCCCATTCGTCATAGCAAAACATTGCGTAATCACCAGGATTTAAACCCTCCTCAACGAATGCTTTACCTAATGACTGCGCCCCGATACCAATGTGAATCCGAGCTTTTTTGCCGCCTTTTTCTTCTCGCTCAATTGAGTCATTCCATTTGAATTTAGCTAGCAGGGATTTTAATTTTAATGCCACGGCTTTTTCTTTGGCTGAGAAATCACCTTGGAATTCCTTTTCTCGCTCATCAGATGTGTTTATCACGTTGTTTGTAGCGAAAAACTCCGTAAACCGAGAGAACGTAGCTCCCCACGCTATTAAATTATCTCTTACGCCACCCGTTGCATCACAAGGGAAAATTTCATTACTATTACCACTGAATCTTAAACCTGAGCCAACGTTCTGTATGTAAAGATCCGCAGCTGCTTCACCTAAAGATCCCGCAACTGTTCCATCTTTTCTGAGTTGTAATATATCACCAGAGGTTATTTTTCTATTAAGTAAAAGTGCATTTTGTTGTTCAGATGTAAAACCACTAGAACCAAGATCAACCAATTGTATGCCGGTCTGAGATATATCAACTGAATTTTTGTTGACACCAAAGAAGGCGTTACCGCGACAAAAAAGTTCTGTAACCTTGGTTGATGGGAAACCAGCCGATTGACCTGCCAATAATATATTATTATCAGTAAAGAAATCATTATGCACCGAAAACCCTAAAGATGAATTATCTCTAATCTCAAAATAACTTCTCAAGCTATCTTTAACATCAAGTGTTAAAGCGGCCGCTCCACCTTGTTCTGTAATAATCCCTTTGAACGAATTGGATTGTGGCACCATAACCTGTGGCGAGCCATTAGCTGTATTGTCTAATTTGTCAACTAATAATCCAGTAGTGTCGGGTGATACATTCAGGAAAGTATCGGTAATCATACCGTCCAGAGGGCCATTATAATGAATCATTGCAGCAGGAGCCAATGAAGTGTTGCCGATATTCACACCGTATAACCAAGCGGCCCGTATGCCGTTAGCCCACCCTCTAAACCAATAGCCAACGTTAACATTCTCTACTGATAAATCGTTGAGTGAGTGATAGTAATTAAAGAATGTAGCAAGCTCAGGTGATGGTATATGTAAACCAACATCTATCGCTCCTGATGTCTGTCCAAAAGCTGTCGGCCCCCTCATCGTAAATCCATTTAATCGACACTTCTCAACATTACCAGTCGGCACAGTTACCATATCTTCGAAACCCAACTTAACAACGCCATCGGGACATTTATTTTCGGTTTCTATCGCGGTTTTATCTCTTCCTTCGCCGACAATGGCAGAAAATGAACCTCGCACGAAGAATACAGGATCAGCCGTAGCGCTCAACGCTGTTGTTCTTCTAATTGTTACGTTATTAGATAGATATAATGATTTTTTAAACCTTAAATCGATTGTTGAATCTGTTTCATATACGCCACTTTGCTGAACTAATACATAGCCATAATCTAACAATGCCTGTCTAAGCGCTGCTGTGTTATTGCCTGAAGGAATAAAACCATAAGAGGCAGCATCAAGCCATCCATCAACTCGCAGTGCTATTGCTAAGTTTGTGTTCCCGGTTGACGCAACCACGCCGAAGGTATCCGGCAAATCGACAAGTGGTGTCGTCCCTTTTGTGACCACTTCCCAAAACACATTACCTCTGTCTTTTACGTGTAAAACATCACCAACCAATAGCGTTGCGTCTGCAATTGCAATTGCTAGCGTATCTGGGTTAGTTCGGTCGACTCTGTTATTTAAATCATTTTCGTCTGTTGGTTTTGGTACGTCGTCATATGGTCCTTGATAAAATGGCGTGTTTGCTGTTGCGTCTGCGGCATTAGCAAAGATGCCCCACTTATGTTTTCTATCAATAAATGGAAGTATTTCGTTACCTGAAACCTCTAGCTTACCTTGCGCGTTGTAAGTTATAGATGCCTGCGGGCTACCACCATCTTCATCAATTGCAATCGACGTGCTAGTTGTGCCACCTGGCAAAAAAGCTTTTAAAACAGCACCAGAAAAAGGATCTCCATTACTATCAAAGACTGGATTTGGAACATCGGTCATAATAGAGAAGCTAGCCATTAATGATTATCTCTTATAAATCATTCTCCAATGATCTCACTAGAAAATTTGCGGCTGAGAGTGTGAGTATGCTCTCTTTTCGGGTATCCCCTAGCCGCAATTTATTATAACACTATTATTTATTTTCCCTATCTTGTGCTGTATTGATTAATTGTGAAAAAGCTCTTACGGCCGCAGGCGAGTCGGGGCTTAATGTTCTTAATAGTCTAAGTTGTGGTTCAAATCTCGGGTCAAACATTACGTCAGTTAAGGCTGATACGTTTCTATCAAATAGACCACGCTCGCCTGTCTCACCTAATGTTTTTAACGGTCTAAAGATTAAATCCCTTATTACACCGGATACGCCTCGTAGTTTTCCGATCGCCTCGCCAAATGCTGCCGTTGGTGAGCCTGCCGCCCTGCCTGATGCTGCGCGCTTGAGCACACTTTCTAAGTAGCCAAAGTTTTTCTTTTGTTCTGCATTCATGCCAGATAGCAAAGCTTTTCTTTGTGACGGGTTGCCGAATAAGGCTGATCTTAACTGACCGGGCACATTACCAACTAAATCACCCGTTGCATCTTCTGCAATTTGAACCAAGCCACCAACCCTTCTATTCATTTCAACGCGCATTAGGTTATTCCACGCATCAGGATCAGTCGCATCGATCACTCTCTTTGCTTTAACTATTGCACTTGGATCTGTTAATCCAGCTTTGGGGTCGAATATTTTTTGAGCTATATTTTTAAGTTGTGTATCTGATGCCTTTGCAACCTGCCCTAATATTGAATCTTCCAGTTCTGTAACTGCAGGGGATAACCTAGCAAATTCAGCGTTGGCCGCTTTAAATTTTGGACTTATTTCGCCAAGTTGATCTACATACATTCGCTCAACTTGTGATAACAGGCGTTTTGCATTTTTTTGTGCTGCGCTTGGAACAATGCCACCCATTTTATCAATTTTGGCATCAGTTGTAAGTTTAGCGCTTTGAAGCTGTTCAAGAGTTAATGGTTTTGTTGTCGCTGCCGTCCCTGGTATTATTGGATTGCCTGCCGCATCAAGTATGGTGCTTGGTGGAATTCCTGGCACAACCTCACCTTTCAATCGTGTAACAAACGAATTAAGCGCAACCGCTGCCGGATCATCTTTTACCAACCCTTTTAGCTCGTCGTTAACAAATTGTATTATTGGGTTTAAATCAGCCTCTAAACCTTGCTCTCTAGCTTCTCTGAATGCTTCATTATAAAGCGGTCTAACTGCTGCGCTTCTTGATTTTCTTGCAGCCCTTATGGATTTATCCGCTGCTGCCCTAAATTTTTTTGACGCCCCCACTATTGAACCTTCCGGGGCAATAGTGTTAATTAATGTCGCTGTAGCATCGAAAACTTCTTTGTTTTGAGTTTCTAGCGCTGATGCTGCTTTCTTTGCACTTGCATCAAGCTGTGGCAGTATTCGCTGCTTTAACAGCTCAGATGGAACCTGTGTTTGTTGTGCGGGGAATAGGCCGACCCGCTGCCCTGTGACCGCCTCAACCGCCTCAACCGCCTCTTGCGCTGGCCGTATGGCCTCTCTTGTTGCTGCAACTTCAGCACGTTCAATTCCTAGCCCTGCCGCCCTCCGAGATTGCCTAATAGCTTGTATCGCTGGTACAACTGTTTCAGCCACGCCACCTAATGCAGTAGCGACAGCGATTTCTTCAGGGTCAAGTTCTCCGCCAAGCTGACTTTGAATTCCTTCAATAGCTGTTTGGGTTAAGCCGGCACCTGCGCCACCAGCCAATACCCGAGCGCCAACACCTGTTGCTAATGCCGCGCCTCTAGCCGCTGGAGTGAAAGCAGATATTAAACCCAAGCCTTGAATAACGTCCTGCGCTGAAAATCCCTCTTGGTTGACTACAGCTCTTTCGCCCGTCCTATTATTGGCAATAATAATTTCGCCTGCCGGTGATGTCTGAAAATTGATATTTTCTGGAAATGTGCTTTTTAAAATATTAGCGAACTCAAGAGGGTTTGTTGTTGTTAACAACACTGGCGTTATAGCGGCGATTCTAGCCCCGCTTTCACCGGCCAATATACCACTATCAACAACTTCTGGTAATTCACGTGCCGCTCTTGTTTCTCCTGGTTGTTCAGGAAATGGAGTTGTAGCAGGTTCAATCTGTCTTTGCTGTGCTATTGGTTGAAATTGCTGTCCCGGTGGTGTTGGTTCCTGCAATAATCCAGGCGTTGCCGCTGGTATTTGCGTGTTACCAATAGTTAAGCCCGCAAATAAATCCGCGTTTTGTTCTGGAACTCCTGCCGCTGTCGCTGCTTGCTGTTGTTGATTTGGTACTTTCCTAGTTCCTATGGTTAATCCAGCAAACAAATCATCATCTTTATTTGCCATGCACATCTCTCCATGCATCGATAATTTCTTGATCGCTTATACCAGGCCTTGATATTCTCGCACTTTCTTTAAATTGAAAAAAGAATATAGGCAAACCGTCTGGACCTTTGACAACTGATGATAACGAAGGGGTTTTACGTTTAAATTCTCTCCATGCTTTATTAGCTTCAGATAAATTCTTGTCTAAATCTAGTTGTCCCGCAATGAAATCTCTTTGTTCCACCTGTCTTAATGCTAATGCCCTTAATGAATCGTTTTTAAATGTTGCCGCTCCTGGGGTGTCACCCAAGCTAGCAATTGTTTTGCGCGCCCTGTCGGCATCTTGATCCGTTTGCGGGCCGGTTGCCGCATTCAGCACTTCATTAACAAGCCTGGTTGATATGGCGTTAAATGCTTGAGCTGTTGTCGCGTTAGCTATCAAGCTCGCGTCAATGCCAAAGCCTTCTATTACTGCGGCTATGGCAGCCTTGGAAGGCTCAAGCGCGCCCGTTTTTACATCGATAGCATCTAATTGGTTTAGACTATCTAATAGTATGTTGGCCTTTTCTGCTGTCTCGTTGATAGTTTTGAATTGTGAAACTCGAAACTTGGCCAGTCCTTTAGTTTCTTCTTTTTCTCCTGTTTGTAATACAGTTGTTGGCTTAGTGGTAGCTTTTAATACTGCCGCTCGGAATGCTGGTGTTCCTGGTATCAATCCTGCCGCTATTAGATTTTGTTGCAACGGTGTGGCTTTTGCGGGCGCTGGAGCAACTTCTGCTATGACTCGACCGCCAACAAATCTTTTTTGCCCTTGGGATAACGTGACCCCTTCCGCTGCTGGTTGCCCTATGAACGCTTGAGCTTCAGCGATAGCCCGATCAAGATTAGCATCAGTAAATTGGCCCGCTCTGAATGTGCCTCTAGGTATTCCAAATTGCTCCAGTTGTGGCTCTATAGCAGCAAAAGCCGCATTTCTCTGCTCTAAAGGAAGACCGCGCAAAGCCTTTGCTGACTGACCTAAGATAGTGGCTCGCTGAATAGCTTGCTTTTGACCGAACTCGGTTGTTCCTCTTTGCGCTTCAACCTGAGCTTGACCTAGCTTCAGCTCTGCCAGTTGGTTTCTGATAGGCTGCGCGGCAATATCCTGCTCAGCAGCCTGTATTGTTAAAGCTCTACCTCTAGCGCCTTGGAATGCTCCTACTGGGTCAAATGTTCTTGTTGCCATAATTAACCTATATTAACTTATATCTAAAATGAGGGCTGTGTGCTAGTTGCTGGTCTTGGGGTAAAGCTTAAGTCAGAAACGGGAGCCGGCCCACCAGCTCGTTGTTGCTGCCCAAATAGATTAGGGAACGCACCAGGTATCGAGGATAGATTTTCAATTAGGCCTAATGTAGCCTGCTCCCTTCCTGATACCCCAGTCGCTTGAGCTTGCCCTGCTGTACTTAATAAATTTGATATATTTGTACCAGTTTTTAATGCAGCCACCCCTTGTCCTGACGCTACGTTTGCCCCCAAACCGGCCACGTTAAATAATTGGTTGAACCGATCGTTTTGTAATTGGTTTTGCAACTGAGATACATTAAATAATTGATTGAATTGTTGTTCCTGAAGTTGCGGGACGACTGTAGATGTTAAACCCACATCAAAACGGGTTAGGTCTTGTAATGTTCCACCAGCACCCAAGCGTCCCTGGGCTGCCGCGCTTTCTTGGATTTGTTCAAAACCTTGTTGCCGTAAAAAGTCAATGACAGGATTAATTTCAGCGAGTTGCTGCGTTGGGTCATCGAGAAAGCTTTGAAGTCGTTGTGTTGTATCTATTTGCGGAGCACCAAGGAAGTCTTGCAACTGTTGCCCACCAGCCAAACCTACATCAAGGAATGGCTGAGTTCTCTCTTGAAAAAACAACCTAGCTGCTTCTTGTTCAGATATGCCTTGCCTAGCCGCATTTGCTTGAATTTCAGCTTGTTCTTTAGCGCTTCCTCTTTGAATTAATGCGCCGCCGATGGCGCCTATTCCAGTTCCTATCGCCTCAGCAAACCCTCCGCCCGTGTCTCCGCGTCCAGATGTCGAAGTCGCTCCTGATGTATCACCACCACCAAAAAGACCGCCTACCCCCCCACCTATGGCACCACCGAGTACGCCACCGACCGGTCCGGCCACGGACGCACCAAAAGCACCGCCGACAGCCTTACCAAGATCACGACCAAAGGTGCCGTCGCCATTATCAGTTCCGCCATTGCCATTGCCATTGCCGTCATCACCGCCCATTAATGGATATTTAAGTCCTAAGACGAATCTCATAATTGTTTACCTATTGTTGTATGTAGCTCATCAAATCCTTTAAGAAACCTCAGCCACCCACGTCTACCCTGAACCTCAAGACGATCATATCCAAGAGTTAATAACTGCTTTGAAAAATCATCTATCGCCGCGTTCCAGTCTGCGCCATCACCGCCAAGTGTGGTAATTACTATTTTCTTTTTGAATCCATTAACTTCTTTAGCAACGCACGCGCCTTTAATCTCTTTACATTCTACCACAAGAATAAGCGTTCTGTTTCCTGATAATAGAAGGGGGTAGATATCATCGGATGTTGATATGTCACTGTCGCATCTTGATATGAAACCCTTAACTATAGGCCAAATTGATTCAATACCTAGTGGTTGAATTATGATGGCTGCGGTCATGATATTTCTCTTCCAGATACGGTAAAGCTAATTGATGTAGCCGCGCTCGTCTCAACGAATAGTTTCGACCCTGCTGGCATAAATTGCCCGGATATCTCTGGAGGAACATCGGTATCGTTTTTCAATATTGTTCTGGTCGGTATCAATGGAATCACAGCTGAACCACTGGTTACAATAAATGCCTTGTATGTTCTGTCGACAGCAGTAGAGTTTGCCGCAGTGAAATTAGTAATTAACGTGCCTTTTTGCTCGGCGGGTGACGTGTAAACAGACTCAGGAGTTGCCGCTAGTGTGGTTTGTTTGTTGTCTACTAATTGTTTGTTTGTTATCGCCATTAGACATCCTCCGCAGGGACTCGATAAAACATGATAGTCACTAAAATATTGTTATCATTAGTTTTAGCATTGACCCATTTACCTTCTGGAACTAGTAGATTCAATCCATTAAGTGCAAGATTACTGGCTCGTGATAGTTGAGGGCTTACTATAGCTGTATCCACTGTCGTTGTATCTGCTGCGCTCGCTTGGAAAATCTCAATATTTGCAGGATCAACATTACTAACGTTCTTATCCGCACTGACAATAATATCTGTTATAACAACACTCTTCTCTTGTTCTGGGGTAATAAAGTTAAATGCAGTATTAATCGTAATAAGAGAATCTGTAACAGGTGTACTGTATTGAATTGGAGCAACAACCAGTTGACCAAATTTTGTAACTTTAGCCTGTAATCCACTATTACTATCGACGATAACGGAAGGTGTAGCCATTATTCAGCCTCAGATATAGATACAACACATTCAATAGTCCCTGTTGCTGCAACTCTTTCAAAAGCTATCGCCTGCCCTTGGGGGATAATAATCCCACAGGCTATGCTCAAGTGTCGCAAAGTATTCGCTGCATTTACCTCTTCATGAAATAAAATGCCACCAGATGTTAAACCTGTAAAATCAGCATCATGTTGAATAGTTGCATCAGGAGCATTGGCCGATCCAATATTACGATTAGTAACAGATGAATCTGTTCCTGCCGATGCTGTACCTGTCACTTGACGATAAAATAATGTTGTCACAACAGTTGAACTAATTCTTATGTTTGAAATAAATAAATCTTTTACCCCGTTGTTCTTAAGATAGAAAAATAAATCATTTGCGCCTGTTGGCGTAACGGTAAAATAGATAGACCAGACTTTCTGTTCTGTATTTAAATGTCTTTCGAATGGCACATCAACTGATAATGTACTAAGACGATTTTCGCTATCAACCTTTGCGACTTGACCATCTGGGCCTTTAAGGACTGCCATCTTACTTACTCCCTACAAAAGTCATATTACTACCCTATGCAAATTAAAACCTACTTGGACATCTAAACTCGTATTACCTGCAGGGGGAGTGATTCTTATTGCTATACTAGCTCCAGGTTGAACTATAACACTATCAAATGCTACTAGATTTCTAGTCCCCACTACTGGTATTAGAAATTCCGCTCTTACTTCACCATCAGTAATAGTAGATCCTTCTGCACCTTTTAATGTCGCAGATGTCAATGTCTTTGCACTTCCAAAATTCAAATTATCTGGTGCGAATGCCGTACCTGCGCTGATCAATGTGCCGGCTGTCGCATTAGCAATGACTTCAGCTAGCCAATCTCCAGTTCCGCCTGTAGATGCCATAGCATGAAAAAACACCCTCGTAAATACCCAGTTCTGTGTGTCAGTATTTGACATATATAACAGGGCTGACGAGTTCGCACTAGTCAAGGTAATCGTTCCAGGATTGATATTAAAGAGATCACCATTATTTGAAGCAAATGTTGACGTTGTTTCAGATGTTGAGGCAGTTTTAAGTTTGTTGTTTACATCAACTTCTGCGGTTGTGCCTGTCTTACCATCTTTTAGGATAAAAGTCATTATAGATCTTCTTTAGTTAATTCGGTTTCAAATGCTTCCTCTATCCTTGTATTTAGCAATTTTGTTTCTTCTAACAGGTTCTTTAATAAGATTACTTTTTCTGACTCCTGCTCTAAATTTGGTGCGTTAGCTTTAACCGCTGCCAATAATTCATTAATCAATTTGTTCACCTTTTGATTTAGTTTGGCAACCTTTGCTATTAATGCGTCCGTATCGCTTGATTCTTCTAAATCTTTGACCCTCTTATCTAATGCGGTAATAGTAGCTAAAAATCTAGATGCCTCTGCTTCAGCCGCTGTGGTTTCTACCACCGCCTCTATTAAATCATCACCGCCACCCGACCGGATGAATAAGTCATGCAAAAACCTATTAAGGTATTCTACCACAGGACGGATTTCATCGTCTGCCATCCATTTAGCGGGCCATTGGATGACAAACGGATCAACCTTAGCCAATGTCTAGCTCCAAATCCGCATCCGCAGAAATTAATACCCATTTAATATTATCGGTCATCGTAAGCCGGAACATTCTGGTATAAAAATCACCCATACCGAACCAATCAATCTTGTGCAGGAATTCACCTTGAGCACCTATGTTCTGGAACCGTTCAGAACTCCATGTTCTGCCGTTATCGTCCGAATACTGCATAATAATCTGAGATTCAGCGCTTACCAAGCTTGTTCCAGTTTCTATTTCTATTCCAAATCGATCCATGAACACTCTCGCACCAGCCCTTCCGAATGTTCGGCCATTAATAGCTATCGTATCTCGACGGTGCTGGATAGTGTCGCCGTTATCCGTGAAAGTATCAAAATCTAACTCGTAAATATTGCCATTGCGGCGATCAGCAACTAGGTTTTTTACCGTAGACAAATTGATAATCGCTTATTAGATGTTGCGAGCCATCGGTGCCGAATGCGAGATTAGTCCAAAGCCCTGCATCCTCATTAAATAACCATGTTTCATTACCGGTAGGGAAAGATAATAAATAAAAGTTCTGGTTATCTAAGGTGAAACACATTCCAAACGCATCATCTGTTCTTTTGTATTTTGCTATTTCTTGGCCTATCGCCGGGTTGCCTACTGGGTTAATGGTTAAACCGGCCAATTGATAAACGATTAAATCGCTTCCAAGGAAATAAGCAAACCTATTATTGGAGCCAATCGAGTGTATGGCGCCAATCCCAATCTCTTGGGTAGAATTCAAGATGAACGTATAGGGAGGGTTGCCGGTGCCGCTGTTATACATAGGCTGAAGACTGTCAGCACCAAAACCGTACAATTGCTGCTTATAGGCAAATACCGCCCGCATATCATCAGGTTTGGCCTCTGCGATTATAACATTGGCACTATTTACTGAAAGGGGAGTACTCAAATCTGAAAAAGCAATGTCACCGCCGTTGCCATCGTAAACCATTCTTCGATTTATATATGCAACAGTACTAGCGTTTGGAAGATCGGCATCGGTTCCCTGTGTTAGCGTAGTGCCATCATATTGAAACGGCCTGCCGATACCCGTCGCAATTACCAAGTTACCAACTTGATCTTCTTCTAGTTTACATCGATCGACACCTTCAATAGTGCCGATAGACGTTTGAATGCCCGTCGATGACACTTTAAATAAAGTACTAGCCGAAACGGTATAAAGAATATCATTAAGACGCCCCATTCCTCGATTGGCTCCAACCCCCGTAGAAAACGGTTTTAGCCCTGGGAATGGATTAAACGAAACAGGCTCTTGCGCTGGAGGATTAACCTCAATAATAAAGCCCCGAGTCACTTGCGCCGAAACAGGTAGTGATCTGTTTGTGTAAGTTGGGCCGATTAACGGGATGGATATACCGGTAGCCATTATTATTCCGTTGAGTCAAACGTGCGTTTGCGCGGTAAATATTTGCGCGTTAACGCCCTATCTAATGGCATTTCTTTAATGATTGTATATTTGGCTCTTAGTTCGGTTACTGCGATTCTGCCTGCCTCTGATAACCCTGGCTGTATTGGCCTGCGATGTCTTAACATTAACCTTAACGTGAGGCTAAGCTCTAGTGCTTCTTCATCCGCATCATCAATAAATAATTCGTCAGCAGCGTTTAATTGCGATAGGCCAAGGAAAATGCCGTCATTTTGAAACCGGGCGATTAATCTGTTTAAGCGATCAAGCGCATCGGAGTTAATGCCGCCTTCTAGCGCCTGACCTTCGGCTAGTATTCCTGCCTGTTTAGCCGAGCTGTTAATCAGATCCTGCGCCGTTGCCATCTACTTCGTCCTTTTCGATTTGCAGTTGTTTTTTAGTTTTTGCTGCTTTTTTCGCATCTTTTGGTGAATGGTGCCAACCAGGGTCAATATCCCAGTCACCATCTTTCATGCCAAACAGTTTTGTAATTACTTTACCATCGACAAATCGATATCTGCATGTTTCTAATACCATGTTATAACTCCAAAAGTTAAAAGCCCATCCTTGGGCTATAGGTTTATGCGAATGGTGTTGATAGCGTACCTGAACTAACAACCATACCCGAAGCTACCCAGGTGGTACCGGACAAGCACTCAACATCAATACGAGTACCTTCTAGGCCGCCTGTAGTGGTGCCGTTCATGCTGATAGTAACATCAGATGCATCATCACCTACTTGGCCTTCCGAGACTGCGTTTGCAGCGATTACTTGCTGAATTGCGCCGCCGAGGAAGGTTGTAGCCGCATCAGTAACAATGACGTGCGCGTTACTGGTGACAGACACAGAAGCGTAAAAACTAAACTTCATGCCAACCACCGGAGCTGGCAATGTGTATGTTACGCCGGTTGCCGCATCCCATAGGAATGTACCACCTGAATCAGCGGCTACCAAGGTGCGAGTAGCACCACCGCTTGCCGTAACTTCATTATGTAGCCCGGGAGCCAAACAGCCTTCAGTACTTTGTTTACTTAGGTTTTCTAAAGCCATGAGATGACCCTCCTTTTAGTTATTCGCGTAACGAACGGCGATTTGAGCACGAATGGTTCTAAATCCATATAGAACATCAATACGGGTTGGGAATTGATCATTAGTAATATCATAATCACTAACAATACGCATTGAAATGCCATCCATTACTTCGCGAGCCGCAAAATCTACACCGCGAGGCATACGCAAATCAGCAGTTACAAACGTAAATGCATCAGACGCATAACCCAATGAAATATCGTGTACAGCAGAAACTCCACCGGACTTAGTTAATGCCTGACCATCAGCCGCCGCATTGGATACGTTTTGACGCGCACCGGTAGCGATAATTTCAGGTTCAAACGATACTGAAGTTGCAGAAGCAGCAGTTGAAGTGGTCACAACAAATTGCTGTAGATTACCAGTATCAACTTTAGTTTCTGGGTGAACGCGATTAACGCCACCAACCGTAAAGATATCGCCTTTAAGTAGCGTTCCTGTGCCTGTGTCGATTACTAAAGACTTACCAGTTTGACCTGCACCATTTGTTAGATAGTCACCAGTACCATCATCTGTGCCGGTGGTATGGCGAGGCATTAGAGTGTTTTCGAAGAAATTAAAACCAGCGGTACGACCAAGCATACCTTCGAGATACTGCTTAGAGATGTTGGCTGAGTCTTGGAATAGACCTTTAAGCACATCAACCATATCAACATTAGTTTGAGTATCTAAGTTGATTTTCAGGTTGGTCGCGCCGGCCAAGTTATCAACAAGGATTTTCCGGCCATCCAGAATAGTTAAGAATGTAGCGGAACTACCGATGTTATTAACCTGGTTGAATACGTCTTCAAACATGCTGAGCGCGTCAGATTCAATGTTTGCCGCTAGGACAGTCATCATGGGTTCTAAGATCCGCTTACTAAAATCGTCTAAGCTCAATGTTAGATCCGCTGAACTAAATTCAACATCAACACCTTTTTGGGTTGCTAACGTTAAAATTACGCTTTGCTCGTCCGTATTTTGAACTGCGATTGTGGCACCGGTTCGAACAGTGTATTCATTAGGAAGGCGAATAGTAAGTGTTGATCCAATCTTCGCGCCTTCCACTGCGAATTGTGAATCATATTGTCGGTTGATATTACCGATGAAGTTCAACTTCTGGTGCAGGATGCGAAGCGCTTCCCGTGTCACCGCCGTTGGTGTGAGTAGTGTGTTGGCAGCCATGAGTTTGTACCTTCTTTAGCCATGTACTTGATTATTCCTCCAGATCCGCCACTCGTCCGCTGTCATCTTATCGGGATCGGTCTGAATAGTTTCAGAATTACCCAATGGATTAATTGGATCAGGTGCACCGCTTACCTTTTTAGGGTTTAATGCTTCGACCTGGAATTCCAGTTTAGTCAACTCACGCGCTCTTTGAACAGGCGGTAATGAAAAAATTCTTGCAGCTTCATCCAAATGTGAACCAAGGTGATAAGCAACTTCTGGTCCTTTGTCCATTTCAAAGATTTGTTCTGCTAAGTCCAAATCCATAAAACTGTGACCGTATGCAACGTCTTCAAAGTCTTCAAAGTTGGCTCTTTTAGAATCAAGATTCGTTTCAAATGCCGCCTTTTTAGTCTTTACTTCTTCCTGTCGTTGCGTCTGCTTATCCGCTTCATCCCTACTTTGATTGTTTGCTGAAACTTCTGCTTTAGCTGCATTCGTTGAGACATCTGCATA